CCACCCAGGCCGTCGACGAGATGGCGGCCGAGGGCTGGGTGTGCACAAAGTCGGAAATGGCTCGCGCCTGGCTCCTGGCCGGTCGCGAGGCCTGGCAGGCCGGGACCGTCGAGGTGGACGGATACGAGCGCCGGCCCGGGCGTTCCCGCCGCAACGGATAGCGCCGCTTGCGGCTGCGCAGCGGCCAACCATCGGCGCACCAGCGCCCGGACACCGGAGCGCCAGCGCACAGCCAGCGGAAACGGGCCGACAAACAGGCTCTGTAATCGCCGCTACGCTTTCGACCATATCCTACTATACAGGAGCGGAAAATGACCCCTACAGACGATTGTACGCTGCATCCCCAGGATCTCGATACTCAACTGAAAATGATCTACGACGGCATGATTGCCGCCCAAAGCCACCTCGAACGTCTGTGCCAGACCATGGCCCGCCTTCAGCAGGAGGGCATGTACGACGCCGTGCCCACCGAATCGTGGCAGGATCGCGGCGGCGCCGGCCAGTACCTCTACCACTACTTCCCCATCGCCCGCCAAGGCCCCGGCTACCTGGGCCCCGACGGCAAGAAAAAACACTACGTCGGCTCCGACCCTGCCCGCATCGCCGAGGCCCGCCGCCTGGCCGACAACCGCCGCCGCTACGAGGACCTGGCCACCGCCGCAGACAGATTGGAGCAATGGCTATTCTGGCGCCGATCCGACCTCGCCAACCTGACCGCCCACGCCCTGTCCTGGCCCCGCTTCGACTTCCGCACCCTCTAGCGCCCTTGGGGACTCGACATAACCCAAACACGACACAGCGGCCCCAACGATTGGGGCCGCTGTCCTATCCCTCGTTTTTCCCGTTTCGGCGCCGTTTACCCGCTCTTCCGCAGAGACAAGATCGCCTGCGCCTGCTCCTCCGTCAAAAACACCGCCTGCGAGAAATCCAACCTGGCCAGCAGCGCCACCCATCCGTACGGACTGGATGACGGCGGCAGGGGAGTGGGCTCCTCGCCGGGGTCCGGTTCTCCGGGGTCGACCGCGTCCGGCCCGTACTGCCGCTGGAACACCATGTCCAGGTGCGCATGCTCCGTCCCTGGCAGCATCCCGATCCCGGTCACCACTTCGCTGTGGAACGTGCACACCCAGTAATAGTGCGCGCCCTCCTGGCCCTGGTCCAGGTAATAGTACTCGCCGCCGCCCCAGCCAAAGCCCAGCTCGCCATTGTCGTTCGGGAACGCCGCGTTCCCCTTGTTAGGATACCCCGCCGGCAGCCCGCCCGCCGGGTCCATGTCGTCCGGCAGTTGCGGCCCATCCCGCCACCCCTGGGCAATGGCCCGCCCTGTCAGCGTCTCGCCCTTCTCATCCAGCAGCTTGACGATGGCCGTCGCCGGACCCACCTTCTCCCGCAGCTCGATCATTTTGTACACCTCGTCGTTGGCGCCCACCACCCCCTGCACCGGGTGGATCCGCACGTTGCCGTACTTGGCCTTGAGCCACGCCCAATCCCGCGCCTTTCCTTCCGCATCGAAAATCCGTATCTCGCCCATAGTGTCGCTCCCCTCGTCTGGTTTTTCGTTCAGTTCGTCCCACGTGCCCCGGAACCGATCCAGGTCGCAGTTCCCCGGCACGCCCGCCACCTGCCCCTTGCTCGAATACTGCCAATACGTCCACCCCTCTTCCGCCCACGGTGATGGCAGGAGCGGCGCCGTAGCATCCGCCCGCCAATCCGCCACCCACAGGTCGTCGAGGCCGCACTTGTCCTCGGCCTGGATCAGCCGGTTCCACATCGTCCGCGACGTGTACCCGTCCAACCGCCCGCCCGTCAGCGCCTTGAACCGCGCCACAAACGCCCGCAGCGTGGCCGCGTCGATCTGCGTCTCCAACCCCGAGGTCGACTCGATGTCCACCACCGGGCTCCGCTCCCAGCTCACCGACTGCACCAGGCGCGCAAATAGCTCCGCCTGGCCCTCCGGGTCGGCAGGCATCAAATAGTGGTACGGGAACCGCACCCGGCCCTGGGCGCCCGCGTGGTTGCGCTTCCACTTGCCATCCGCCGCCATCGGCCCGCCCTTGACCGTGGGGCCCCGGCTCACCCGGATGCCCACGAACTGGACCCAATCCGGCACCGTGGCCCAGTCGATGACGCCCCGCGCGTCGCTCACGTCGATCCCCCGAACCGGTTCGGGGCAGGGCTCCACCACCGGGGGCGCAAAGGTCTCGCGGTGGCGCCGGACCATCTCGTGCAGTGTGTCGTTGACCTCGAAATCCATCCATTCCTCGTTCGGCGTCGAGGTGAATGGGAACGCCGCCAGCACCAGCGGGTCCTGGGCCAGCTCGCCGTCGTACCACGCCAACTGTTCCATGTACTCCGCTTCGGTCTCGCAGAACGTCTTCCACCCCGTTTTGGGCCGCGGTGGATCCAGCACGCCCCCATCGATGCCGCATTCCCCGATCAGGATCCCCGGTATCGGACGGCCCGCGCTTTTCAGCGTCTGCACAAAACGCCGGTAGCGCCGCGTGTGAGAGCCTGTCGGGTCGCTGTCCATCCGCGGCGCGCAATACTCGTGCAACCCCAACAGGTGACCGCCGTCGTGCAGCGCCTGCACCACCGGGCCAAACTCGATCATCTGATCCCAGTCCGGCCAGCCCACCCCGAAATTGAGCCCCACCATCCGCTTCTTCACCGCGTTGAACCGCTCGATCAGCCGCAGCGAAAACGCGATCAGCGCCGCCCGGAATCCCTTCTCTTCCATCGGCTGCGGCTCGTTCGGCGCCTCCCAGGCCCACACATAGCCGAACCGCTCGATCACCGGCCACCACTTGTCGAACCAGCGGTCCGCTCCCTGGGCGCCCAGCGCGATCAGCGCGTTGCTCTCCGCGTCCACGTCCACCAGCCGCCCGATGATCGTCGACCCCGGATAGGGGTTCCCCTCCGGCAGGATCCCGTGCAACATCTTGACCCACGCGCCCACGTATCTCGGATCGATCAACCCCGTCTGCAAATGATTCCCCAGCTTCGATTGCATATCGCCACCCCCGCCCTATCTGTCATTCCCGCCCTATCTGTCATTCCCGCCTGCCTGCGCAGGCAGGCGAAAGCGGGAATCCATCTTGGGGCCGCGCCCCCGCACCTACGCGCCAAAAAAGATGTAATGAATCGTACTCGCTGTGCCAAGGCGATTCTCCAAGTACACCTTCCCATCCGTGTGCGCCGACACGGTGAATCTATTGTCGCTACCAGTCGTTCCGGACAGCGCGCCAGTTGTCGCTTCTACATAATCCCCAACCAATAGATAAGCGAACGGTGACGAGGTCGCCCGAAATACAACCATTCCGCGAACTCCAGTCGCCCCGGTACGAGGCAGAAGCAGGATCATCCCGACGTTCGCCGCAGGCGTGATGGACGTTGCAGCGTCATCGGCCAGGCTGATGGTGGTACCGACCAGGTTCCCCGCCAGATTCACATTCGCCGGCGCCACCAGGTTATCATTTCCATCAAACAGCCCGGCCCCGTTCGTCGCGTCGTAGAGATTGTTTACCACCCCCACGTGCCCATCGTCCAACACCCGCGCAAACCGTTCCAGGTCCGCCACCCGGCGTTGCAGGTCTTCGATTTCCGTCAGCAGATTCGTCTTTAGAAAATCTCGCTCGCTCATGAAAACTCCGACTCTTCCACCACCAGCGTGCACAGTCCGCTGCCAGGGTCAAACTCCCGCGCCAACACCCGCATCGCATGGTCGTATCCCAATCGGCCCCCAAGAAACCCATAATTGTGCAACTGCACCCTCACCCGGTCCCCCACGTCATAGGCGGCAAAGGCCGCGGGCGCCACGTTCATCGCCTGGAGTTCCAGCCGCGGGCTTGGCGCCTTCGATGCCGCCAACAGCGCCGCCACGTTCTCTTCCAGCGTGTTCAGGTTCACCACGCCCGGAAATACCTGCGCACTCTCCAGCAACCCGTACAGGTTCTGGCTGTCCGTATCTGCCAGCTCCGTCTTGAGTTTCTCCGTCCAGGTCGCGCCTTCCCCTACCCCGGCCCAGCGGTTGATCACCGGCCCCTGTTCCTCGAATGCGGCCACCATGCAGTTATGGCCCTCGATCAGCACTACATTGGGCCGGTCCTCGCCCCGTTCCTCGTACCAGCTCGCTTTCCAGGTCAGCGTCCCGCCCTCGAACACCGGTCGAATCGCGAAATCATACCCCGTCTGTTCCGTCAGGACCTCGATCGCATTGAGCAGATCGTCGTAGTGATAGTCCTTGTATCGCGCTGCCCCGCCTGCCCACACGCTGTCGATCACGATCCCGGTTTCCGCGATTGCGTTGGCTTCCTCAATCAGCCGCTGGGAAATCGCGCCGGCCACCGTACCGTCGAAATACCGACCGTGATCCGTCATCCGATAATGCAGCCGCTCGCCGCCGTCCAACACCGTCAGCTCGATCCAGTCCTTGGTCCACTGCCTCGGCGGAATTACCACCCCGCCCCAATCCGGCAGCCCATTGTCGAATTCGATCAGCACGCGATTGTAAAGATGGAGCATCGTCGCCGTCGCCTTGGGGTCTGTCTTGGCCACAGCCAACGTCGCCTTTCCCACCCGGTTCAGCCGCCACGACACCGGCCCCACCGTGCCCTCCAGCTCCCCCAGCGCGTCGCCGTGCCGATCGAACATCCGCACCCGTGCTACCGCCATCGCTTCCTCCAGTCGATCGTGATCGTCACGTCGCCCGTGCCCACGTCCGTGAATTCCAGCGTGTTGTTCCCAGGCTGCAAGGGCAGCCAGTCGCGCCGCGCGCCGCCGTTCAGTGTCAGCGCCTGAAACTGGTTGCTGCCATCGTCCAACAGGATCACCGTCTTGGCCTCGGTATCCAGCTCCAGTTCCTGATTTACCTTCATAGTGTAACCCAGGCTCAGGCTATCCCCCGTGGCCTGGTTCTCGATCGTGCACGCCAGGTCATAGGCCCCGCTCTCGCTCCCGACGAACTCGGTCGTGGGCGTCCGCGTCGAATCCAGCGTCACTGTGACATCCGCCACCTCCAAGGCCATCGTGTTTACAAGTGGAGCCGTCAACTCTGTGCGTAATTTCATGGCTACGTATTCACGACCGCCACCTGCTATTGCTTCATTTCGTGACCAGGCCTCCCACGTTGCGTCTGCGGAAGGCGCTGGGATTGCGTACTCCAGCGTCCACGTGCTACCATCCGCTGAAGACAATATACCCGTCGATGCTTGCCAGTACTCTTTGTGGCCCGCGTATTTTTCTCCATTCTGAAAATTGACGGCCGTGATTCTGCAAGGGTTGTACAACTTCCAGACGGCTTCCTCTATCGTGTCACCCATGGACCAGGCGCCCATCTCTTCCCATGGGTCCGCATCCGCTATGTGATTGGCTGTGTATATCTTCGAGAGATCGCCTGAATAGGTGCTTGCCGACCACGCGCCTCTCCGCAGCCCATCGTCCTCCCCAAACTCGTCGTAATCCCAGCTCGTGTTGCTGCTGGCCAGGCTGAACACAGGTTTGTAGTTGTCATTTACAACCGGTGCGGTCGCCGCCGCGTTGCCGTACAATATCCAGATATCGTGCTGAATCCAAAACACGTCAGCCCCAGCCGTGTGCGCTGCCATACTTGTGCCCTTGGCCGCTCGCGTGACGTTGTTGAACGTCCGGTTGGTGTTGTTCTTCGACGTGTAGGTGAACGCCTCGTTGTCGATTAGCACAATGCCCGAAGAGGGCATCCCCGAGATATCCTCATTGACCTCGATCGTGTCCACGTCCCCGGTCGATGCAATCGCCGTTTTCAGCGTAAACTCTTTCGCTGCGGCCAGGTTCAGCCCCACCCACACCTTGGTGGCCGCCTGGTTGAACGCATACGCTCCCGTTCCGAACCAGCGGCCTACCTCCCACCCATCCACCGTGACCCGAAAGTCATCTCCGTCTGCCTGCACCTTGCCGGCCGTCACCAGCGCCGCCGTGTCCAGCCCTCCGTTCGTCAATTCATACGGATAGGCCCACAGCGCGGTGCTGATCCGGTTCCGCACCGGCACCCAGCGTCGATACGCATACGCCCCCGGCTTGGCGCTGGTCGGCTCGATCGTCAGCACCGGCAGCGCGTCGGCGTCCCCGCCGTTGGTCACCACCGTCGTGTCCCCGCTCGCCGTGATATTCCACGTCTCCGAGTCCTCCGTCACCGCCCGCCACTTCACATCCCCATCCACCACCATCGTCGCCACGAACAGGCGTTCGCTAAAGCCCCGGCCATCCTTGGCCGGTTGCAGCGATTCGCACAGGCACATCACGTATCGCTCCCGGCTGCCGTCATCGTCCGTCACCACCAGCCGCTTCGGCGTTTCATCGTCCGGGTCGAATAGCTCCAGCAGGCCCGCTTCCAGGTCGGCGATGTCCGCGCCGATCAGGTACACAAACAGCGTGAACCGTTTGCCCGGGCGCGATAGCCCCGACACCATGGGCCACGACCCCTGGCGCTCGACAAGGCACGCTTGCACATTCGGCAGTGCGTGCCCCGAACCATCGCTGATCCAGCACTCGTATCCTGTCCCGTCATAGTCCAAAAGCGGGACGCCGTTAAACGATGTCACGATCATGCGTTTACTCCTATATGGCCAGTGCTCGTAGCTCGCTCAGTAGCCCCGGCGCATCCTGCACACCGTACAGCGCCAGGCCGCCGTAGATGGTCACCCCTGCCTCTGGCTGTCCCTGATTCCCGTGCAGCTCGACCGTGGTCCCCAGCGCCAGCTCGGTCAGGTCCCGGCTTGCGTTCATCATCGTCGTCACCGGCACGGTTACCCCGTCCCCGATGCCTTGCGCCAGGCCCAGCATCAGGTTTTCGCCAATCTCTGCAAACACCTTCGACGGCGACCCGATGCCAAAGAAATCCCAGATCGCCTGTATCGCCTCGCCCAAAATCCCACGCAGCCAATCCAGGAACGAGCCCCATGCATTTCGTATCCCTTCCTTGAGGCCCTCGACCATGCGCGCGCCGGCATCACGCATGGCGTCCCACAATCCTTTGACCTCGTCGATTATGCCCCGCACCTTGTCCACTACCTCCTGTCGCGCTTCTTCCCACGCCTGCACCAGGCTATCGCGGATGCTGGTCATCGTCGTCTTCAGCCACGCCTTGAGGTCCGTCCAGAGCTGCTCGATCTTGTTGATCATCCCCTGGACCTTGTCGACCACGCTCTGCTTCGTCGCTTCCCACGCCTGCACCAGGCTATCGCGGATGCTGGTCATCGTCGTCTTCAGCCACGCCTTGAGGTCCGTCCAGAGCTGCTCGATCTTGTTGATCATCCCCTGGACCTTGTCGACCACGCTTTGCTTTATCGCCTCCCATGCGTCCCGCAGGTTGTCGTGGATCACGCCCAGCGTCGCGACCAGCCAGTTTCTGAGGTCCGTCCAGAATTCCTTGATCCGGCTGATCATGCCGATGATCTTGTCCACCACCAGTTGCTTCGTCTGCTCCCAGGCGTCGCGCATCCCGTCGCGGATGTTATCCATCGTGCTCGCCAGCCAGTCCTTGACGTCCGTCCACGTCTGGGAGATCCAGTGGCCAAGGTTCGCGACCGTGGTCCCAATCCATTCCCCCACTGCCTCGAACGCATCCCCCACCGCCGCCCACGCCTGTTTCAACAGCGCAAAATCATTCTCACACAACTTCCGCAGCAGGGCTACCACAGCAATCACTGCCGCTACCACCAGCAGGATCGGCCCCATACTGGCCACCATGCTGATTATCGATGGGATCACCGTCGCCAGGACGATGGCCGCCAGTGCGATCAGCACATCCTGCAGAATGACGTTCTCCGCGATAAAGTCCGTAAGCGGCTGGAGAAACTCTGCCACCTTGTCCCACAGCTCCTGGATGCTGTCCCGGAACTCCAGGAACTTGGCCACCACCTCTTCGACCTTGACCGCTATGTCCTCCAGCCCGATGGCCTCCAGTGCTGCTCGCAGCGCATCCGCCGGCGATGCGCCTTCTGCCAGGCTTCCGGCAAAGGACCGGAAAAATTCAGCCACATTCGTAATGACCGGCACAACCTTCTGCTCGAAAAACTCGATCAGCACCGGCAGAAACTTTTCCGCCAGGTCGCTGACGCCCTCCATGACGTCGCTCAACGCCGGTTGCAGCGCCAGCCCCAGCTCGTCCTTGGTATCCTGCGCCTGCGCCTTCATCCGCGCTAGACCCGCCGCCGCCGAATCGCTCACGTCGGGCATCGCTGCCGTGTTGGCCGCCAGCTTCTCCAGCACGACCTCCATCATGCCCGCCTGAATTTGCGTCTTGTCCAATGCCGAGGCTTCCACCCCAAACGAGTCCGCGGCCCGCTGCGTGGCCTCCTCCAGGCTCACCTGGATGCCCAGGTTGTCGAGAATCATCGGCGAGAGGCGGCCTACACCGACGACGAGGCTGTCCAGCATGAACCCCATGTCCTGCCCGGTCGAGGCGCTCACCTTCGACAGATAGTCCATGGCGTCGGGCAATTCATTGGCAAATGTCACACTCACGAGCTGCCCAGCCTTGTTGTACGTCTGCATCAAGTCGCGCTGGCTGATCATGCCCGAGCTGCCCCGCTGGAGCGCCGCCAGCATCTCATCCATGCTCTTGCCGCTGCTGCCGGCCAGCCCCTCGAACGCCTTCTGCAATCCCTCCACAGGTGCCGCGTCGATCGCCAGCTTGCCCAGCGCTGTAGCAGCCCCCGCGGCCACCCCGCTCACGATGCCTACCCCGGCCAGCGCAGCGCTGCCCACCTTCTGCACGTTGGCCACGATGCCATCCACCGCGCTGCTCACCTTCGAGCGCGCGCTAGACAGGTCCTTGTCCAGTTTGGACAAGTCTCCCTCGATCGGGATTTTGGCGCGGCCCAATACACTCTCACTCATGGTGGGCCCCTCGATTCTGCCACTTGGCTCTCATGTCTGCAAACTCTTTCCGCCGCACCTCCGCCTCATCCGGTGGCAGGCGCTTGGCCGCGGGCGGGTTCACCATCCGCGACAACAACGGCATCCTCTTGGCGCGCGATAGCGCCGCCACGTGCCAGGCCAGCCAGGCGCGGGCGCGTTGGTCCTGCTCCAACTGCCAGTTGACAGCCTCGATTGTCTGGACTGTCTCCCGGGGCGTCAGGTCCCAAAACGCCGAGATCGATACCCCGGCGTGCAGCGCTTGGACCAGGAGCTGCCCGGTAAAGGGCGTCAGCTCCTGGCCGTCTACGCGTTTGGGTCCCCGTCCTCCGACGTTCCCCACGACAGCACGGCGCCGATGGCTTCCATCACTGCCACAGCCACCGGCCCGAATCCGGCTTCGTCCATCACCTCGTAGGCTGTATTCAGCGCCACCGCAGGTCCTGGCTCCCGAGCGTCCCGCCGCGCCGCTTCCATCCCGGCCCGCAGCAGCACCGCCGTCTCGGTAATGCCCGTCGTGCCTTCCGCCAGGCCCTGGGCCACGTTCAGGATGGACCGCCCCAGCTTTTGCTCGACGTCGGCCATCGCCCGGTTGGTGAACAACACCGAGATCTCGCGGTCAGCCAACTGGATCGTGCTCTCTCCACGCGCTCCCGCCATTAGCTGCCTACCTCAGTCCATTCGCCGTCGATGGTCAGGTCGATCGCAATCGTGCCCTCGCCCTGATCCGGGAAGGCCCGGCTCATGTTGGCGATCAGCGCCGTGGCCGTTTCCTCGGTCACCCCATCGTTTTCGACGGCCACCAGGATCAGCTCGCCGTCGCGCATCGCTGTGCGCAGCGCCAGATAGGCATCGTCTGTGGGCACATACAGCGCATCCAGCGACAAGCTGGAACTGTAGCGCCCCGGCAACACCCGCTTGGCCCGCCCGTCCTTGGAGCTGATGTCGATCTCTGCCGTCGACTCCTCGAACGATACGTCCCGCTGGCTGCCCACCGCCTCGTACACCGGGACCGTCGGCGTCCCGGTGTTCACCAACAGCAGAACATCACTACCATTCATTCCCATAGTACCCTCCGCGTTACAATTCTTCTACAACCAACCGCACGGTCACAATTCGCCCGTACGCATCCAGCTCGTCCGCCACGATTGGCCCCGAGCACTCTCCCAGCAACCAGACCCACCCCGCGATCACGATGGCCTGCCGGTGCAACAGCGCCCTCACCCGTTCGGCCATGGCCTCCACCGTCACCGCGCTGCCGTTCGCCGCGGCATAGCACCGCACATCCCGCCACAGCTCGCGGCCTCGCGACGTCTTGGTATCAAAGGGCGTTTGCGCCACCTCGCCCGCCGTCACAATGTAGGGCAACGTCGCATCCCCCGGCGCGGGGTCCGTCGTGAACACGGCAGGATTGCCGCCATAAGTGCTCAGTAGGGCGGAAAGTGTGGCGTCGTTGGCCAGTATGTTATAGAGCGCCTCGCTGATGATGCTCATTTCCCCTCCAGGAGTGCCAAGATTTTGCGCGCGTTCTCAAACACCGCAGGCCGCAGGTACGGGTGCGCCGGATGGCCCGGTCTGCGTTTACCGTTCACCACCGTGCTCCGCGTCCCCAGCTCGATCCACAGCCCGTGATCGCGCCCCTTGGCTCCCTGCCGCACGCCCACCCAGATGACTACCCCTGTTCTCGTTTTTTCGACCACGTTTGTCAGCAACCGGCCCACCACCTGCCGGCGATACGCCTCGCCCCAGTCGGGGTCCCGAATGGCAACCAGCCGCCGCCGGGCATCGTCCTCCACGAACTTGCCGACGATCTCGCCATTCTCCACCAACGCATTCAGAACATCGTTCAGCACCTCCTTCTGCCGCCACTGCGTGATGTGCTTGCTCACTCCGTCACCTCGTCGGGGTGCCCTCCCGTCGGGGCGCGTTGCACGCGCCCTCTCTCCCCCGCTCCCCCGCCCTATCTGTCATTCCCGCAACCCGCGCATCCGCGGGCGGAATCCACCTTGGGGCCGCCTGGTCCAGCTCGACCTGGTGGCCAAGTCCCCAACCCGTTGGGGCGCATCCCCGTTGGGGCGCGTTGCACGCGCCCCTTCGCGCATTCCCGCAATCCGCGCATTCGCGGGCGGAATCCATCTTGGGGCCGCCTGGTCCGGCTCGACCTGGTGGCCAAGTCCCCAACCCGTTGGGGCGCATCCCCGTTGGGGCGCGTTGCACGCGCCCGCCTCCACTAGCTGGTCTCCTCTACCTGCCGCTCCTGGCAATCGATTTCCCAATGCTCATTCGCCAGGCTGGGCTCCCGAATACCGAGCACATCCACCACCAGGTCGCCGCACGACACACGATCCCCGCGTTCGATGTCCTCGCTGGCCCGGACGTACAGAACATGGCTCACGTCCCGGCCCTCTGCCGCGGCCAGCTCGCGTTCTGTACTGTGGGTCGGTCGGATGCGGCCCTCTACGTCCGTGCTGACTGTGGAATAGCCGAGCGTCCACCCGCCCTGGCCATCGCTGGTCCGGGTCCGGCGCTCTACTGTGAAAACATTGTTCAGCAGCGATTCGAATACCGTCACTACAGACCTCGCAGTCGATAGTTGTCCAGAATGTCCTTTTCGCTCAGTAGCAGCATTCGCGCCGCGCTTACCCCCATGACGCCCTCGGTCCCCTCCGCGCTGTACTGTACCGAGTAATCCCCCAGCGATTTGCCCGTCACTCCCGGCACAGCAGCCGAGTCTGCCGCCCGGAGGCCCGCCTGGAAAATGCGCGCCGCGGCCCGCGTGGCTACCCCGACAATGTCATCCGGGATCGTGCTATAGCCGTGGTCATACGTCACTGTCACGATTTGCCATCCTGGTTTCCAGCGCCGCCCTACGCGTATCAACTGCCCGTGATGCGCCAGAATATAGTCATCAGTGACGGTCAGCGCCTCACCGTCCTCTACCACGGTTTCCACGGAAACCACCGGCAGTTCCGGCAACAGCAGATTCCAGCGCGCCAACGGCACGTCGAACGTGTACACGTCCCCTTCCACCAGGTCGAGCTCCTGCTGGCAATAGTTGCGAATGACCTTGCTGGCCTCGGTGATGGCCCGCTGGCATGAGACGATCTGGGCGGCGTCCGTGATCGATACTTGCAGCACTGCCTCCACATCGGCCACGGTGCAAAAATCAGCCATTGCCACCCTCCTTCCTCCCTCGTTTCAGACCCAGCGCGTAGGCATAGTGCACCAGCGTCAACAGGATCGTCAACGTTTGCGCGCCGTATTTCAGCATCGCCGGCGTTTGCCTCATCCCGTGGCTTTTGGCCGCAGACCACTCCATGGCCATGGCTGCCCGCACGCCCTGGATCAGCGCCCGGTATGCGGCATCTGCCTCCCCGACCAGCTCGTCGGCGGTCTCGCTATCCAGCAGCTCTAGTGCCGCCTGTACCTGGTTCGCCAACTCCTGGAGGCCGTTCTCGCTCTTGTCGCCCTGGGCCAGCAGCCGCTTGTTGCCCTGGGGCCGCTGCTGTTTGTCGTTGGGTGGTCGCAGCGCCTTTTTACCCATGCCGTCCCCTCCTTTGCGCGAACGTCTCTCGCACCTTCTCTTCATCTTCCGGCCGGCATTGCACGAACCGCCCCGGCGCGATCTCGACCCGGATCAGGCGGCCACCCTTGGGCCGGTTGCGCATCGTCAGGCGCGCCTCGGGATTCTCCTTCCCCGCCGCCGCCAGCCACGACCGCGGCAACACGCAACACCGCGGCTTGATTCGGTACAGCGCTCGCAGGAATGCGAGCCGTGGTTCCTGGCTGGCCTGTAGCTCCAGTCGGTAGGCCTCCATCAACGCTCGCCCGTCCTCGTCGTCGCGTACGAATAGCAGCTCCACCGAGTGCAGCGGCACCCGGAGATCTCGAATGATCTTTTGAGTGCGCCAGCGCTCCTCTGTGCTACCCACGTCTGCCGCGGTCACGCCGTACCGCCACAGCGGAACCGCTGCATCCCATCGCTCCAGGAAATGCCAGGCCGCGGGCAGTAGATTCCACGGGATTTTGGTCCCCGGCTCCACGAACAGCGTCTTGTCATACGCCAGCGGCAACCCCGCGTCTACTGTCACCAGCAGTTTGTGCGCCTTGGCCTGCGCTTCGATGGTACTGTCGTGCGTGCTCAGTACGATCCCGTTCGTCTTTGTCACTTGAGTACCTCTAATGTCCACCAGATGGAAGATTTCGCGTCGTTCAGGCGTGCCTTTTTCACAAATCGCCAGCGGCGCTCCGTGTAAAACCCGTATTGGCGGCCCCGCTCTGTCTCGGGGCAAAACTGGTCCAATGCCCGCGGCGTAAACCGCCAGCGATGGGTCGGATCATCGCAGCTCATCGGCGAGTTCCACATGGGCAATTTCAACACGAGTTGCCCACCGGGCCGCAGGATGCGCCAGCATTCATCCAGGCTCTGCACCAGGTCGATGTCCAGGTGCTCGAACACAGCCAGCGCCGCGATTTTGTCGAACGAGTTATCCTCGAACGGCCACGGCAACACGTTCAGGTCATGCGCCACGTCGATCTCGGGTCGGTGTTTCACCCGGTCGTGGTTGATCGCGCCCTTGAGGGGCTTGTTCCCGGCGCCCAGATTCAGGATGTCCATTCGTCCTCCAATAGGTGCGCAAACTCGCGATAATCACAGTAGGTCGCGCCTCCGGTATCATCGTCGCCTTCCTATCCCGTACGGGCGCGTTGCACGCGCCCTCACCGTCGCCTTCCCGATCGGGCCCTCGATGCCCGCTGCTTTTCCCACAGCTCCACCCGCTTCCAGGCATCGGCGCTGTCGATCCGCCCCGGAATCAGCCCCGACCATCGCCGTGCATCGCCGGGATAGTGCATCAGCCCCGCCGTCTTGATGCCCTTCGTGTACTTCGGGAACGTGTTCCATTCATTACCGAGCACGTACACCTTCAGCGGCTCGGTGTACATGGCCCGGATCAGCGCCCCCTGGTCCCGGCCCGCGTATTTCTCCCAGTGTTTCTGCCACCTCTGGAAGAACCGTTTCACGCGGCTGTTGCGGCCAAACGCCCACACCCCGCCGTTGTACTGGAGCGTGTGTAGGGTATAGATCTGCGCCGCGGTCTCATCCAGCTCCGCCAGGTTGTTGCGCCGGCGAAAGCTGTGCATCGTGTCCATCAGGTGGGGGTCCTTGCAGATGACAAACTCCCACCCATCTTCGATCAGCTCGAAATAGAACCGGATGTCGCCCATGACCTCCGTATCGGCGTCCAGGTACAGCACGCTCGACCATTCTGCCGGGGCCAGCTCGTAGGCGTTCAGCTTGGCCCGCCGCCCGCCAATGTCGCTGTCTGGCTGTGTGACTAACACGTCCTCCGGCCCGATCTTCTTGGCCGCGCACAGCGCGATCGGGATCTCGGGCATGTGCTTCTTGGCGCTCTTCATCAACCGCATCGCACAGGTCCGCGCCGGGTCCCCGAACGCCACGACATAGATACCCCGCTGGCCCGGCTCTGGCGCGGGAGCAGTGTCCTCCTCCTCGATCTCGATTTCGACCGGCTCCACGTCCTGTTCCTCTTCGACCTCGGCCAGCCCCGCCGTGGGTCCGTCCATCAGCTCCATAAACGCCTCCCGATACGCATCGCACCATGCCTCTACCGTCATTCCCTCAGTGATGGCCCGCAGCGCTTCCCGATCCACGTCGCCCCGAGCCTCCCGCGCCTTGTTCAACGCCCGGATCAAATCTGCCGCGTCCCCGCGCTTGTAGCGGTGGATGCCCAACACGTCTGGCAGCTCGTCCAGGATGCCCACGCCCCGCGGCACCACTACCGAGCACCCACAGCTCAGCGCCTCCAGTGGGGGCATGGGGCCGCCCTCTACCCGCGAGGTGCAGACCAGGATGTCCAATTCCTGGTAGAAGGCTGGCATCTGTTTCCACGGAAACCGCCGCGTTGGCACCGGCCACCCCCGCCCCGAGGCCCGCCACTCCAGGCCCTGGCCCACCTTCGAGCCGAGCAACGCGGCGACCAGGCCCTCGCCCTTCCGGTGGTTGCTGTAGGTATAGCCACTCAACCCTGCCCGTAGGGGCGCAGCATGCTGCGCCCTTTTCGGGATCGTGAATCGGTCGCGCTCGACGGGAAGCGGCGGCTGGATCGTCGGGCCATATTTCTGAAGCGGGCCTGCGTACAGCCGACACATGGCCACACGCAACTGCACCCGCTGGGCGACTGCATCATACAGAGCCGCCTTTGCATTCCCCGGCGGCTCCTCCTCCCGGTGGGTGAAAAACGCAGCCACCGGTACGTCAGGCCATCGTTCGCATATCTGCGACTCGAAATAGCCCGACAGGTACACCAGATCGGCGTTGCCATCGGGCCGCGCTGTCAGTGACCATCCCAGGTGATCCCGCAGATAACGGCTGAACCGCGGGATCACCCGGTCGTCATTCGGGTTGCGGCAAACGATGTTGACCCGCATCCAGGCTCCTCTAGGAACCAGATTCCAGGTCGATGATGCAGAACGCAGTCGGGCGAATGACGCCGAACGCGGCCCGCATCTCGGCCAGGATGGCCACCATGTTGCGGATAAAGAAATCCTCGTGGCTGTTGCTCACCTGGATGTTGGCCTGCTCGCGGTCCCAGACGACGGCCTTGCGAAAGTCGCCCATGAGTGCGCTGCCCTCGTCGATGCTTTCGCTCTCGACCGCTGGCACCCGCCAGATGCGCTGCACGCCGCCGTCGATGGGGCCGCCAAAGTAGAAGCGGCCCTGGTCGTCTTCCAGGAGGTCGACCGTCTCCATGTCGTTGGGATGCAGGACGATGGCCGTGGGCCGGCTGCGTCCGTTCACCGCCAGGTTCGTCCGCGCCTTGCGGATGGTGGTCAGGATGTCGGTGTCGAACGCCTGGGTGAGGACGTTGGCGGTATTCATAACGCCAGTAAAGTTCTCGCCGACGCCGTCGCCGTTGAGGATCTGATCCTCGAACTCCTCGTTCAGGTCGTCCCGCAGCTCCTGGTCGATGATGCCCCGGATCTGCGCCGCGTCGCTCAGCGCCCGCCGCGTGGCAGGCACCCACACCGCGACGGTCTTGACGGCCTCAGTCGCCTTCTCGAACGCAACTGCGCCTTCCGGCTTCTCGCCGCTGACCTCGCCAGTGGCCCCGGTATAGTCGGTGACGTTGGCCTCGGCCACCAC